TCCGTTTCTTTGACATTCCGTACCTTGTGGCACGGATGAACTATCTTGAAGAAGGATGGGGAAACTCCCTCTCGCCGTGGGGCAGACTGCGCGAGACTGTGGTGAACCGCATGGGACGCGATCAGACCGCGTATGTGATTAGCGGTGTAGCCACCCTTGACTACCTTGAGTTGTACAGGACTTTCACCTATGTGAAGCAGGAAGCGTATTCCCTGAACCACATTTCCAAGGTGGAGTTGGGTGAGGAAAAACTGTCGTATGGGGAATACGAAACGATTCAGGAGTTCTACACGCAGAACTTTCAGCGGTTCATGGAGTATAACCTTCAGGATGTGCGGCTCGTTGACCGCTTGGAATCCAAACTGAAACTGATGGAACTGGCTGTAGCCCTTGCGTATTCGGCACGGGTGAACTTTGAGGATGTGTTCTCGCAAGTCCGCACATGGGATGCCATCATCCACCACCACCTGATGAGCAAGGGCATGGTGATCCCGCAGAAGACCGAACACAAGAAGGACGATCAATACGCGGGTGCGTATGTGATGGACCCCATCGTGGGCAAGCACGATTGGGTGGTGAGTTTTGACCTGAACTCCCTGTATCCACACCTCATCATGCAGTACAACATCTCGCCCGAAACACAGGTGGAGAACCGTTCATGGGCGCGTGGCAGCATTACTCCCGATGCTGTGCTGTCACGCAACGGAGGAGAGCCTGTAAAGACTTTCGTTGATCCTGCGGAATATCTTGATGCTGCAAAGCGGGACGGGGTGAGCGTAGCCGCAAATGGTGTTGCTTTCAGGCGGGACAAGCAGGGCTTCCTTCCCGAACTGATGGAGAAGATGTATGCCGAACGCAAGCACTACAAGGGGCTGATGATTGCAGCACAGAAGCGGCTTGTGGATTTGGACAAGAACGCTCCCGAGTCCGAGCGGCGAAAGATTGAATACGAGATTTCCAAGTATCACAACTTTCAGTTGGTGCGTAAGATTCAGTTGAATTCCGCATACGGTGCCATCGGCAACCAGTATTTCAGATTCTTTGATGTGGCACTTGCGGAAGCCATCACGCTTTCAGGGCAGTTGAGCATCCGATGGATCGGTGATGCTCTGAACCGATTTCTCAACCGCATCCTGAAGACGGACGGCGAGGTGTATGTAATGTATATTGATACCGACTCCGTGTATTTGAGACTTGGCAAGGTGGTGGATTCGTCCTTCAAGGGCGAGCGGGACACGCAACGGGTGGTGGACTTCCTGAACGGATTCTGTGAGCGGGTGATTCAGCCACAGATTGAGCGGGAGTTCGCCACCCTTGCTGACTGCATGAACGCCTACACAAACAAAATGGTGATGGGACGCGAAGTGATTGCGGAGCAGGGCGTATGGACGGCAAAGAAGCGGTATATGTTGTCCGTTTGGGATTCCGAAGGTGTTCGTTACAAGACACCGAAGTTCAAGATCATGGGCATTGAGACTGCCCGTTCCTCCACTCCTGCGTATGTCCGCAAGGCACTGAAGACTGCGATTGAGATGATCCTCATGCGCGACGAGGGCACACTTCAGCAATTCGTGAAGGCAACGGAGAAGGAATTCATGTCCCTGCCTGTGGAGGATGTGGCTTCTCCCCGATCCGTATCTGGAATGGAAGAGTACGCACACAGCGGCACCGTATACAAAAAGTCCACGCCTATTGCCGTGAAGGGTGCGCTGCTGTATAATCACCACATAAAGCGGATGAAACTAGACAAGAAATACCGCACCATCGGTGACGGCGAGAAGATCAAGTTCATCTACTTGAAGACACCCAATCCGTTTCACGAAAGTGTGATTGGATTCCCGTCATCCATCCCGAAGGAGTTTGCTCTTGAGAAATACATTAATCGCCAACTCCAATTTGAAAAGACATTTCTTGAACCACTCCGCGCAATCACAAATGCGGTGGGGTGGAGTCCCGAAGAACGAAATACTCTTGAATCTCTGTTTGCTTGACTACATACTGTAACTCTTACAAAAAGGATACATCATGGCTATAAAGATCGTGAAGGTTCAGACCGGCGAAGAACTCATTGCATCGGTCACCGAAAAGTTTGAAGGCGAAAAGATTACCGCATACACGCTGAAGAATCCGTGCATGGTTGTGCCCGTGCCTACGAAGGGCGGCGGTGCAAATATTGCTGTCGTCCCGTGGATGGCTTCGGTGAAGGATCAGGCTATTACTGTTCCTGCATCGTATGTAATGTTCACTGCTGAACCCATGACTGATCTTATGAATGAATTCAGTTCTGCGTTCGGCAGCGGAATCGTGGTTCCCGACAAGGGCGTGAAGAGTCCCGCTCTAAAGATCACCACCTGATGAATCTTAATATTGAATACTTGAAAGGTCTTCTCGCAGCGCGAAAAGACCTGCTGCGCCGTGAAACGCAGCAGATGATCGTTGACAAACTCACGCCCTTGGATACAATAAGGGCTAACGAGAACGAGATGGTTCTCATTGACACACAGACCAAATCATTGGAGAGACTATGAAACTGAAGGACATTCTGAAGGCAGCAGGAAACAAGTACGCAACCGTGGCATCAGATGGGCTTGAGGGCAGCGATGTCAAGGGTTTCATCTCCACGGGATCGTATTCGTTCAACGCGCTTCTAAGCGGTTCCATCCACGGTGGGATTCCCGACAACAAGATTGTGGCTCTTGCAGGAGAGCAAGCCACGGGCAAGACCTACTTTGCCCTGAATGTGGTGCGGGAGTTCCTAAATTCCGATCCGAAGGCAATGGTGTTGTATTTTGATACGGAACAAGCCATTACCTCTGATCTGCTCCGTGGACGGGGCATTGACACCGACCGCGTGGCTGTGCTGCCTGTTGCCACGGTGGAGGAGTTCCGTCACCAGTGCGTCCTGTCTGTGGACAAGTATCTTGAAGAGGACAAGGACACTCGCCCCCGCATGATGATCGTGCTTGACTCCCTTGGAATGTTGTCCACCGAGAAGGAAATGAACGACACCGCAGAGGGCAAGACCACCCGCGACATGACTCGCGCACAGGTCACGAAGGCGGCATTCCGCGTCCTGACCATCAAGTTGGGTCACGCACGGATTCCCCTGTTGATGACGAACCACACCTACGATGTGGTGGGTGCGTATGTGCCCACGAAGGAAATGGGCGGCGGAAGCGGTCTGAAGTATGCTGCGTCCACCATCATCTATCTGTCCAAGAAGAAGGACAAGGTGGACAACGAGGTGGTGGGCAACATTATCCACTGCAAGACCTACAAGAGCCGTCTAACGAAGCAGGACAAGATGGTGGATGTTCAGTTGAACTTTGAGACAGGACTGAACAAGTATTACGGGCTGTTGGACATTGCCATCAAGTACGGTATTTTCCAAAAGGTGTCCACGAAGATTCAGTTGCCCAACGGAAAGACCGTGTTTGAATCGCAGATCAACAAGAATCCAGAGAAGTACTACAACGAAGATATCCTTCGGGCTATTGACATTGTTGCGAAGAAGGAGTTCTGCTACGGCAAGGACGAAGCAGAAAAGGCAATGGATCGTCTGGCTGAACTTGATGAGGAACTTGGACTAAATGAGCCAAACCGAAAAGACAATACTGGCGGGGCTGCTTAACGACAGCGAATACTGCAAGCGGACCATTCCGTTCTTGCAGGAGGAGTATTTCCTTGACCGAGTGGATCGTGCAGTGTTCCGATCCATCAGGGATTTCGTCAATCAGTACAAGGGCATTCCCACAAAGGATGCCCTGCTTATTGCACTTGAAGACAACAAGGGGCTGACGGAGGACGAGTTCTCCAAGTGCAAGACTCTTGTAGTGGACATGGGCAAGAGTCCGCAGCAGGACACCGCGTGGCTCACAGACACCACGGAAAAGTTCTGCAAGGACAAAGCGATCTATAATGCCATCTTGCAGTCCATTCAGATTATTGACGGCAAGGACAAGAACCTCACGCCCCATGCCCTGCCTGAAATCCTGTCCAAGGCACTTGCGGTTTCGTTTGACACCAATGTGGGACACGATTTCCTTGAGGACTACGAGAAGCGGCATGAGTTCTACCACAGGGTAGAGAAGAAGGTGCCGTTTGATCTTGAGATGTTCAATGTCATTACAAAGGGCGGAATCTCGCCCAAGACTCTGAACATCATCATGGCAGGCACAGGTGTGGGCAAGTCCCTGTTCATGTGCCACCACGCTGCTGCTTGCCTCATGCAGAACAAGAATGTGCTGTACATCACTCTTGAAATGGCAGAGGAACGGATTGCAGAGCGAATTGATGCAAACATCATGGACATCACAATGGATGAACTGCAAGACCTGCCGCTTGAAATGTATGAGAAGCGGCTGCTTGGTAGCACACGGGGAGTAAGCGGAAAACTCATCGTAAAGGAGTATCCCACTTCGTTTGCGAATGTAAACCACTTCCGTGTCCTGTTGGACGAGTTGCGGCTGAAGAAGCAGTTCACGCCTGACATCATTTTCGTGGACTACATCAATATCTGCTCGTCTGCGCGGTTCAAGCACGGCAACAACATCAATTCCTACGGATACATCAAGGCTATTGCAGAGGAGTTGCGTGGACTGGCAATGGAACGGGATGTGCCAATCGTGAGTGCCACACAGGTGAACCGAGCGGGGTTCTCGTCCACCGATGTTGACCTAACGGACACTTCAGAATCGTTTGGCTTGCCACACACCGCTGACCTGATGATTGCCCTCATCACAACGGACGAGTTGGAAAAGGCAGGGCAGATCATGGTGAAGCAGTTGAAGAATCGTTACAACGGCAAGACTGCAAACAAGAAATTCATCGTTGGATTGAACTACTCCAAGATGAAGTTCTACGATATTGACAGTGAACTATCCGAAGACCTCATGGATTCGAATATTGAGAAGGGTGAGAACGACGGATACGGAGCAGGATTTGGTGCAAAGGACTTCAAGGCAAAGTTTGGTGACAAGCGAGACACAAGCGACTGGACGATATAATGTCTGCGTATATTGATAAGAAATACATCAACATGGTATCGGCTCAACTTGAGCGATTCAAGTGGAAGGGTCCGAACCTTGCAAACTGCCGTTGCCCTATCTGCGGAGACTCGCGGAAGAACAAGAGCAAGGCGCGTGGTTTTTTCTTTCCAAAGAAGAACGACTACTTTTTCAAGTGCCACAACTGCGGAGCAGGGCATTCGGTTTACAGATTTCTTGAGATTGTTGCCCCTGCAATGGCTCAAGAGTATGCACTTGAGCGGTGGAGAAACGGTGAGAACGGGAAGAGCAATTATGTCAAGCCAGAAGAACCCAAACTCCTGCCCAATGCAAATATCAGACTTCCTCGGTGCGACACTCTGCCACCAGATCACGCAGCACGGCTGTATTTGGAAGGCAGAGGAATTAAAGAATTGGACAGGTTTTATTTTTCAAATGGGTTTGGTGACTGGGTTCGTGCCATTGACCCTACATACACAACCATTCCGAATGACGAGCGTATCGTCATCCCATTCGTGAACAAGGCAGGAGAACTCGTTGCAGCGCAAGGACGCAGCATAAGCGGCTCCAAGAACTCAATCCGATACATCACCGTAAAGTTCAGCAAGGACGGCAGAGCGATTTACGGAGAGGATCGGTTGGATTATTCCAAGAGGGTTTATGTTGTTGAGGGTCCACTTGATTCTGTATTTCTTGATAATAGCGTTGCTCTCGCTGGCTGTGAACTGGCTTCTGCTGTCAAGTTGTTTCGTGATTGCGTTATTGTTTATGATAATGAGCCGCGCAATTCAGAAATCACCAAGAAAATCGAAGAAGCCATACGAGGTGGATATTCCGTATGTGTGTGGGCTGACAGCGTAAGCGAGAAAGACATTAACGACATGGTGCTTGCGGGACGGTCACCGCAGGAAGTTCAGCGTATCATTGACGAGTGTTCGTGCAGCGGATTGACTGCACTGGCACGATTTTCACAATGGAGAGTGCGATGAGTCATTATGAATTGAACCCAATAAATGAATTTTGCAACACCGAAAACGGAAGGTTGCTTCACAACAGAATCACAAACATGGACATCGTGGAACGCACTCAGGCTGCATCCATGTCTCAGATGTTTTCTTTTTGGAAAGAGATACAGGAAACGCTTATAGCCTCTGCGGAGGAGATAAAGACTCTCCGTGCAAAGATCAGTGAACTAGAGAAGGAAAATCAGCCATGACAAAAAATGTGATGGTGCTTGATCGTGGATTTGTTGAGTATGTTGACCACCTAGGCGACGATCTCACGGTTGTGAACGCCGCCCGAGTTTCGTTCAACAAGGAGAGCGATTGGGACAGTGAACCCCATTGGAGTGGTTCTCGTCAACACAAACTTTCTGAACGGGATCGCAAACTCATCAAGTATCTCGCTACTCATAAGCACTGGACTCCGTTCGCACATCCACAGATCACCTTGCGGATCAAGGCTCCCATCTTTGTGCGGACTCAACTGTTCAAGCACAAGGTGGGATTCACCGAGAACGAGGTGAGCCGCCGCTATGTGAGCGATCCCCCAACCGTGTATATGCCACGGTGGAGAGGCAAGCCCACCAACGGTGCGAAGCAGGGGTCGGAAGACTTCATGCCCATAGACGAAGACTACAACACGGTGAACCGCCACTATGAAATGACTGTGAAGGAAGCACTGCTCACATACGATGAACTACTGAAGCGTGGCGTGGCTCCGGAGCAGGCACGGGCTGTCCTCCCACAGGGAACCTATACCGAATGGTGGTGGACGGGTTCGCTTGCAGCGTATGCACGGGTGTTCTCGCAGCGGAGCGATCCACACGCACAATGGGAGTGCCGCGAATACGCAGAGGCAATGAATACAATAATTCAGCCTCTTTTCCCCTGTTCTTGGGCGGCTTTGACTGGCAAAGAGCCTGTCTGACGCGCCTAAATACTTGCGATGAACAGACCTCGCAAGTCATCCAAGCCCACAGAGCCACGCCGAACTGCTGCCATTTCAACTGGTCAGTTCGTGTCGGGTTCGCTTTTTCGTTTAGTGCGCGAAATCCGTGGTTCCGCGTACTCTGTGGGCGATCAATTCATGCTTCTGGATGAAGCAGACTGCCACGATCCCGATATTCTGAAACTTGGAGGAACAGGGGAAACATTTTTTATTGATCCCAATGGTCGCCCCCTGAAAATAGAGGCAGGAAACAAACAGATTGACTCTATATTTGAGATGGTTAGCAGTTCCGAAGATGTTCTGCAAAATCTTGTAACACCACAACCCGATCCTGAAAAGCCAGTCACTGAAAAGGAATTGACCAAACTCACAGAAGAGTTGCGCCAATCAATTCAAGAAATAAAGGACACGCCGTCTGTTTCTGGTCCAAAGGGAGATCGTGGAGAACCTGGTGGGGTAAAGGGACCAAAAGGTGACCGAGGAATCGCTGGTCCTCGTGGAAAAATGGGTGAGCGTGGACCGCGTGGCTTGAAGGGAGAGCCTGGTCCTCGCGGCAAGGCAGGAGTACCTGGCAAGCGTGGACCAGAAGGCAAGCAGGGACCAAAAGGACCAAAGGGAGATCGCGGAGAGCGTGGCGAACGCGGTGCAGATGGCGAGTCTGGAATACTGTCCGCAAAGTTTCCACTCGTATATGACAAAAACACCAAAACGGTGTCGATGGATGAGGCTCGTCTTGATTCCATCTTGAAGCGAATACTCGGCGGCAAAACAGTATCAGCGGCTGACATGGGTTGGCTTGCGTCCACTGGCGGCGGAGGAAAGGTTGCTGTCCTCTGGAACGGAACCGCTATCACTCCCGATGTGCGGTCCTTGAACTTCAAGGGGTCTGCCATACAGTCGGTCACCAAGCGTGGTGGAGTAGTCACGATAAATGTAGTGGCTCCTCCACAAGGAGTCACGGACATCAATGCTGGTGCTGGTATAAGTGTTTCTGGTTCAACTGGATCGGTTACCGTATCAAACACTGGTGTTCGTGAAATTGTTGCAGGCACAAACATATCCGTATCTGCTTCTTCTGGATCGGTCACCATAAACTCAACTGCAATTAATGAAGTTGGCAGCAAGTTTTTCTATCGTGAAACTGCTCCAACTACAGGAATCACCGCAGGCGACCGGTGGATGGACTCTGAAAACGGTCAAGAATACATCTACATTGATGACGGCAACAGCCAGCAGTGGGTTCAGCCGAGCATTCCTAGCACCATCAGCGCAACAATCAACACCGTTGTGGGTGTTGAGCAGTCTGCTTATTTTGCCACCCAACTAGACTACTACATTGGGGTGAACTACGCAGGCAAGGTCACTATTACCCTGCCAGACTCACCAGAAGAGGGTCGTGAAATAATAGTAAAGGACGAGTCTGGCAACGCTGGTAAGGGACCAAACAGAGCCATCACAATCATAGGCTCTGACGGACAAACCATAGATAATAAGCCATCAGTAGTGGTAAACCTAGACAATGCAGCCCTACACTTGATCTATAGAAACGGTTGGAGAATCGTATGAGTTATCTGTTCAACAACGAAGTTGGATTTCAGGGGTCTGCGCTTGACGGGTTTGCCAGACTCAAGACATCGCAACCGTATACGGTGTTTGACTCACAGCACCGCTACAAGGAAAACGGGCAGTGGGATACTGCTGTGGCAGTTGGTGGCACCACCTCACACAACCCAAACGAGAGTGCGGTTCTGCTTACCGTTGGAGCAAGTGCTGGTGCGTATGTGTATCGTGAGACTCGCCGTGTATTTGCCTATCAGCCAGGCAAGGCACTGACTGCCATAAACACCTTTGCAATGAGTAGTGCAAAAAACAACCTTACTCAGCGGGTAGGATACTTCAACACCCAAAACGGAATATATCTTGAACAGGGCGGATTCCCTTTCGGAAACAACCTGTATTTCGTGCTACGCAGCAGCGTGGGCGGATCGGTGCAGGAGACTAAAGTATCGCAGAGCCAGTGGAACGGTGATGTGCTGGACGGCAGCGGACCATCAGGCATAACACTTGACCCAAGCAAAGCCAACATCAGTTTCTTTGACATTGAGTGGTTGGGCGTGGGGTCTGTTCGCTGTGGGTTTTTCTTTGAGGGGCGACCTGTTGTGGCACACACCTTCCACAACGCAAACAAGAACACCAGCACCTACATGACCACTGCGTGTCTGCCCCTGCGATACGAGATATTAAATGATCCAGTTAACAACACCGCAAGCAGCAGCACCATGCGTCAGATATGCTCTACCGTCATATCCGATGGTGGCTACGAAGGAAAGTCCAGACCCCATTCGGTGGGGTTTGGATTAACAGCAAGTGCGGATATGAAAACTTTGACAAACGCATCACAATATTATCCCCTGTTGTCTATACGCCTGAAGTCGGACAGGACAGATGCAGTGGTTGTCCCGTCGCAACTAGATATTCTTGCTAGTACAAAGGGGAATTATCACTACAAGATTCTTGAAAATGCGGTGCTGTCGGGTGCGTCTTGGACCGCTCACTCCGCAGGAACGGTGGAATGGGACAAGTCTGCAACAAGTTTTTCTGGTGGAACCGAGATTGGCTCGGGATTCTTTACCGAACTCAGCGAGCCAGAGTTGCCGTCACCCCGTGAATTTGTGAATCAGTTGACCCGTTCTATTGGCGGAACAGCGGACATCATCACGGTTGTGGTGGCTTCGCAGAGTGTGAACCAAAAGGTTGCGTGTCAGATCGGCTGGCAGGAGTTGGTGTAATGCCCCTGAACTTTCCGTCATCCCCATCACCCAACCAGTTATACTCCGCATTCGGCAAGACATGGCGGTGGAACGGGGAGGGGTGGGAAGCCTACGGTGTCCTGCCGTCCACTGGCTCACTGGGGGTAAGGGGAACCAGCGGAGAGATTGATGTCAGCGTCAGCGGAGCCACCTATATCATTGGACTCCCCAACGATGTACAGATAGCGAATTCACTGACCACTCAATATTTGAATATTGGCGGCAACACTTTCAGCGGTGGACCGAGTGGAATCACCCTTGGATCGTCTTTGGGCATAGTTGGCGATATAAATATCACAGGAAAACTGCTTGTTGACGGACTGATTGTTTCCAAGACAGGCTTCAGTGGCTTCACTCTAGACGGTGATGTGGAACCAGTTACAGATGTTTCCCTTGACGGAGGAGAATTCTAAAAATGGCAATCATTAGGATTAAGCGCACAACCGGCAGTAGTCTACCAACAGGCTTGACCTTTGGTGAGATGGCTTTCGTGCAGGGAAGCGGAAGAACCGCAAATCGTCTGTATATTGCAAACAACGCTGGAGTGTGTGTTTGGGTGGGAGCGCAGATAATCAATCAACCCACTTTCTGGAGCGGTGATGATGCTCAAACCACCGTTCCCACACTTTCTGCGGTTGAGAGTCGTGTTGTTGCTGGTGGTGGTTTAACTTTTGCTACCGATCTTGGTGTAAATATTGCAACAGGTAAGTGGTTTGGAAAATATACTCGCGGAGACACCATTCCAGCACAGGGACAAACCGTAAAATGGGTCATCGAAGACGCTCTGAGTGAACGCATTAATCCAAATACATCACTCACAACAAACTATGCGTCTATTGGTGGAATTTCTTTTGGTCAAACATCGGGAACAGTAACACTAACATTAGGATACACTATTCTTACTGCCGGATCTAGTGCTGCTGGAACAACTTTGGAATACAGATGGGGAAATGTGGGAGCGTATACGGTGCTTAGTTCGGCACTGAAGAATGATGCTCTTGGAACAAACCAAGCATATTCAAACACATTTAACCACACATTCAACCGATTGGTAGACACTGTTTCTGGTGGAAGATGGGCTGGACACGGTGGTGTTGGGGCAACAGCCCTAAACTACCGATGGACGGTGAGTGACAGAGCAGGGGCATCAGCGGAATCACAATTTACTATTACTCCAGGAAATTCAACAAATATTGCTCCATCTTTTCAGTGGAACTCTCTATCAGCACCAAGTTTGAGAACAGGAGTTTTTGGCAGTACTGGAGCAGGCGGAGGCGCAACCGAAACAGAACTGAACCGCGAAAAGGGAAACACTTTTGTCAGCAATATCTCCTTTACAGTCAACAGAGCAAATCAATATATTCCATTGACTGGTTATATTCTTTCAGTGAGAAGATTTTTCAACGGAGCGTATGATTCATACACAGGCATAACAAGCGGCGTTCTACCCAATCCTGCCACAAGCACTATTTCTGGACTCACCTACCGAGCACCAACAACAGGTGCTTCACTTGATAGGCTAGAATTCCAAGCACAAATTACCGATGACTATTGGGATTCGGTCTTATCTGGGTCACCAGTTACTACAACATACACGGTTCCTACTACTCGTGTAATAAACTTCAACTACATGATGTTCTATGGTGCCACAACAAATCAGCCACTAAACGGAACCATGATTCGAGGACTATCTTCAGGATTGGTGATTGCACCAGATCCGTCAGTTGGTCCTCCTTATGGAGAAGGCGGAAACAATTCAGCAAGCGGTACGGTTTCCAACCCACTGAACGGAATAATTGGTCCTGCTGGAGCAAACACATATTTTATATGTGCTGTTCCCGATGGACTGTCTGCAACATTCTTCGATCAAGGTCTACAACAAGTAGTAAACTTTAGTTTTGGTGGAGAACCAAACACTACTATTGTGGCAGTTCCTGATGCAAGCGGTGTAAACAAGAATTACAATGTTTATATTCAGAATGCTGCGGTTCCTTTTGGAGATGCTAGACACTGGAATGTAACAACCACCGGAACGGTCACACAACCGTAATAACAAATGCCCATTCACGAATACACACCCGGAATTAAAATTCCTCAGCCATACGAACCGGTAAATCCGGTTCCAGTTGATGCGTGGTCTGGTCCGTATTCAGCATCAAATGGAACCACTGGCGAGGCTATAAATAATGCTCTAGCAACTATTCCGCCAGCACTCCGCTTTCTGTCTATGGAAGTGCGGATTTTGGCTAGAACTGGTCCTGGTGGTAGTACACTAGCGTACAAATACTGGTTCCGTGGAAGCACAGGAACTCTTGAAGAATTTGCATCCGGAACATCAACAAGCAGCAGTGGAGATTTCCCAGGAGGAATATCGGCTTCTGGTGCAACTTTTACTAACCTATTTGTTTTTGGTGGTACAACCCTCAACGGCAATGTTTCTGTTGGTGATGCGGCTACCGATGTCCTCACAGTCACATCAGGTGCAACTTTTGCAGGCAGAGTTGATGTTGGTGGTGTCCTTGATGTTGTGGGAACAGCAATATTTGAAGGTGCTGCGAATTTCAATGGTAATGTTGTTCTCGGAAACGCAAGCACCGATACAGTCACAGCAAACTCAGTATTCAATGGTCTGACTGTAAGCGGATCTGCTGCTAGATTTGTTTCTGGCATATCTGCTGCATCACAAACCTCTGTTGAAAGTTTGACTGTTGGATCTGGAGCAATATTTTCTAGCACGGTAACCGCTGGTCCAACATCAGTAAATCCTCCGCAAGGAGTAACATACACATACAGCAATATTCCTGCTGGTACTTCTGTTGGTCAGAATATTGGATTCAGTGTTCTAAACAATGTTGCTCTCAATGCGAATGTGCTAATCGGTCCAAGCGGAGGAGTGCTGGCAGGCGGAACGCAGGGAGTAATGTATGTTCGCGTGGGAACCACATTTGAACGGGCAGTTGATTTTGCAGGAGCAGTTCGTGCCGCTACATTCACTGGCAACTTGGGAGGAACAGCAGACAATGCCACAACCTTGGCAAATGTCGCCGCATCAAATTATGCACGAAGAGACAGCGCAAATACTTTCACTGGTCTACAAACCCTGAATACAGGACTGAATGTCACATCTGGCGGTGCCACATTTGCATCAACTGTTGCGGTCACTGGTCTTGGCACATTTAGCGGTGGACTGTCTGCCGCTGGTACTGTTACGGTAAATGGTGGTGCTACATTCAGCAGCATCAGCGCATTTGGAACTCTTGGTGGAGTAACATATCCACTAGCAAATATTCCTGCTGGCACATCTCTCGGTCAGGGAATTTCCTTTACTGTTCTACAGAATGCCGCTTTCAATGGAAATGTGCTCATTGGTCCAAGCGGAGGACAGATTGTAGGAGGAACGACTCAAGGCGTGATGTATGTTCGTGTGGGAACCACATTTGAGAAGGCAGTTGATTTTGCAGGTGCTGTTCGTGGAAATGTCACGGGAAATGTCACGGGAAATGTCACGGGAAATGTCACAGGAACCGCAGCAAATGCGTCTTCTTTGGGAAATACGGCTGCAAGTGGATGGGCACAACTTGGAGCATCAAACACCTTCACGGGTTCTGCGAACAACTTCAACAACGATGTTACCATAGGCAAGACTCTTACTGTCAATGGAAACTTCTATGTCTCGGGAACTGTTACGACCGTAAATAGAACGGTACTAGATGTTGATGATATCCAATTGAGGCTTGGAGCCACCACAGGCACGATGACTGATGTATTGGCAAATGATGGTGGTATCATCCTAAAAGGAGCAACAGATAAGAAGTTTACATGGATTAATGACACTGATTCATGGACCAGCAATGAAAACATAGACCTTACCACAACTGCTTATGCTTATAAGATTGCTGGTACAAATGTTCTCACAAGCAGCACGCTTGGAAGCGGAATCACCACATCAAGTCTGCAAGCAGTAGGCACTATCGGCACTGGTGTGTGGCAGGGAACCGTCATAGGAATGGCATACGGTGGTGTTGGTGGAAACATCAATTCTCTTCCAAACAATGGAGTTATTTACAAGACAGCCAGCGGTCTTACTGCAACCGCTACTGGTACAAATGGACAAATTCTGTTTGCCGGTGCCGCAGGACTTCCTGCATTTGCTTCTCCCACCGGACTCACCGTAGGAACGGCAAACAAGGTTAAAGTTCAAAACAGAAACACCACTGCTGGAACAATGTTCCTTACTTTTGTGGCTGATGCAAGTGATGCAGAAGACCTGTGGATAGACAAGGCTTCTGGAATAACATTTGATGCCAGTACAAATGTTTTGAGTTGCACTCAAATTGAAGCGACAATAGACGGCGGAACATGGTGATATAAAAGGAGAACCCCATGAGTGAACCTAATTACAATGAAACTGTTGTTATTCCCCTTTTGCAGAACAAGTTCAAAGAACTGACGAATCAAAATCTTGTTCTTGAAGCCAATCTCATGGTAGAGCGGCAGAGAAACGCTTTCCTGTCCACACAGATCGCTGAACTACAGTCAAAGGTGGAAACACAGTCCAAGCGCAAGAAGCGTGAGGAGCCACAGTTGGACGGACAGGTCTACTAATCGGTCGCTACATACTGATACACTATGGCAAAGATCAAGATCAGATACAGCATGGCGGCAGGAGCAACGGCACCCGTAGGGCTGACTGCCGGGGAGTTGGCTGTCAACATCACACAAAGACGGATGTTTGTCGGAGACACTGCCGGAAACACCATTGAACTTGCTGGTCTGTCTGCGAACAATTTCACCGGTTTGAACTCCTTTGCCGCAGGAATCTCCGCCGCTGGTGGTGTGACCTTTGCAGGTAGTCTGTCGGGAACCACTGCCACATTCAGCCGAGTATTGACTGCTCCATCCATAGCATTCAATTCCCCGTCTGCAACAATCAGTGGATTCAGTGCGTCTGGTGCATATCCAAAAGCAATATTTGATGGAAACTGGTTTCAGTTTCAAGTTATTGCTGGTCCTTGGGCATTGGGATTGCAGGAAGAAAATTCATTAGGCTATCCATACGATACAAGTATAATAGCAAATCCAAATACTGGTATCATAAGCATTGAAGCCCAAACCATATTTTCTAATGCATCCCAATTTACTTTGTTGGGAGGAATTTCAGCAGGAGATTCAAGCACATTCAATGGGGCATTGACTGGTACCACTGCCTCATTCTCCCGTCTGCTCACAGCCACACAGGGAATCTCTGCCGCTGGCGCAACATTCAGCGGAAGCGTAACAGCACCCACACCCAGTCCAGGAACAAACAATACTCAGGTGGCAACCACTGCATTCGTGCAGACTGCTGTTAGCAGCGGCAGCAGCACCAATGTGGTCACTTCTTTCAATGGCAGAACTGGTGCGGTGCAAGGTGTCTCTGCTGCGGTGGCTGGCAGCGGAATTTCAGTGTCTCCTTCTGGTGGAACGGGCACAGTCACTATTGCAAGTGTGGGAGTGGGTGACACTGGCGCTGTTCAGTTCCGCCATTCCGGTGGTTTGTGTGGAAGTGCCATGCAAATTTCTGGAAGAGTTGGTGGAGTAACACTAGACTCACAGACAGAAATTCTTCAGTTTGGATTGAATAGAGGACCACAAAAAGATAAAGGAAATGCCGAAGCCATTGGTTTAAGAATTATTCGTGGTTACGGTGCATCTCCAAGTTCTTACATCGATCCATACACCGGATCAGGGGGACTAGGAGATGAACTGGGTGGAATAGGACTACTTGCCACCGGAGAGGGAAGTATTTCTGGAGATCCAGGTGAGGACGACGCAGAAGTTTCAAATTTGTATATTATGACAAAACCTGCTGGTATTAATAGTGAATTTGGAAGTTCTATTCAATTGCGACCGGGTGGACAGCCAGGTATATTAGTTCGCACTGCTAATGGAAACGGTGATCCTTATTCAGCACAAATATATCCTCCTCTTTTTGTTAACAATACTCTTAATGGCACAACCGCTGCATTCTCTCGTCTGGTAACAGCCAGTGCAGGAATCTCTGCTGCCGGTGGTGTAACCCTTGCAGGATCTTTGTCAGGAACCACTGCTGCATTTTCCCGCCTAGTCACTTTCAGTCAAGGAATCTCTGCTGCCGGTGGTGTCACTCTAGCGGGATCTTTGTCAGGAACCACTGCTGCATTCTCTCGTCTGGTGACAACCGAACAAGGAATCTCTGCTGCCGGTGGTGTCACTCTAGCGGGATCTTTGTCAGGAACCACCGCTGCATTCTCTCGTCTAGTGACAACCGAACAAGGAATCTCTGCTGCCGGTGGTGTCACTCTGGCAGGAAATCTATCAGGAACCACTGCTGCATTTTCCCGCCTAGTCACTTTCAGTCAAGGAATCTCTGCTGCCGGTGGTGTCACTCTAGCGGGATCTTTGTCAGGAACCACTGCTGCATTTTCCCGCCTAGTCACTTTCAGTCAAGGAATCTCTGCTGCCGGTGGTGTCACTCTAGCGGGATCTTTGTCAGGAACCACTGCTGCATTCTCTCGTCTGGTGACTTTCAATCAGGGAATATCCGCTGCAAACGGCGTAACTCTGCACAATGCAAGTCTAACTGGAATACCAACAGCACCAACTGCAAATGTTGGCACCAACACCACACAGATAGCAACCACTGCGTTTGTGTTGGCAAACAGCAGTTCTACGAATGTGGTGAAGTCTGTCAATGGTCGGACTGGTGATATATTCATCTCTGATGGACAGGGAATATCGTTTGTAAACAGGGCGGGAGATGATTGGGAAATCCTTCCAAGAATAGACTACTTGTATACAACTGGTCTTGGTGAATTGGTTGCATCGCAAGAACCCTATAGGGGAATTACATTTGCAATTTATGAAGATTTCCTTGTAGCAAGTGGTCCATCATTCATTCCATCCAACGATTATATTCTAATCAAATCCGCAGTTACCAGAAATGGAGATGTAGAATATCCCAGTCAGATGTATCTTACAACGCTAGAGCATCTTAAATTATGGATCAACGGTGCAGGAATGGATCCAGGATTTGTAGAGGATGAAGCACTTTTTGTAAATGGAATCACAGTTGGTGGAACTGCTGCCTTCCAAAAACAGGCAACTTTCAATGCACTGACACAATTCAACGCAGGAATCTCTGCATCAGGCGGCATGACGCTTGACGGCGGCAAGGTGTGGCACTCCCTGAATGACGGACCCACCTCGGGATTGGACGCAGGGCAACTGTACGGTGTCACCGCATCCCTTTACGCTTCAAGCCTGTCCACGGGTCTGCTGTACGGTGGACTAGTCACTATCAACGCAGGCAACAGTGCTGCGTTTGATGTAAGCGCAGGCGCAGGCTACATTGTCACCACGGGAGCCACCTTCACCGCAGAACCGAATCCCGTGATTACCCGTGTCTCATGGACTGCAAAAACAGGTGTCACTCTTTCGGGACTCACGGCACAAGACACCACATGGATATACTTTGACAGCAGCGGCAACCTGAATCAGCAGCCCGCGTTCTTCACGGACGATCAGGTGCAAAGCACCCTTGCGGTTGGCGCACTGGTTCACCCAAGCCGTGCGTACATTTCGCTTGCCAAGACCATTCCCAATGTGTCGTATGCCACAGACAAGCAGTACGAGCAGTTTATCCGTGCGTTTGGTCCGCTCAAGGTGAGTGGTCACAGCATTCAAGCCAATGGCGCAAACCTGAAACTGAACCGCACAAGCGGAACAGCGTTCATCTTGGGGCGCAACTACCCCAACGATCCCAACAACCCAAGCGTGATATCGGACAACGCACAGACAGACTGCACATTTTGGCGGTACTACCGTGGTGCAACCGCAGGTTCGTTTGTCACGGTACTGAATCAGACCGCTATTGATCCCGAAAACTACGATGACGGCACGGGAACCCTGAATAGCGTACCCTCAAACAAGCCGTTCACCATTCAGCGACTGTTCTTCTTCCCAGGCACACCCTCGGTGCTTGGCGTGTACTACGGACACGCGTCCTACGCCAGCATTTCCGAAGCAGCCAACAATGTCAATTTTGAAGACTTCACGGAAATCACGAACACCGCAACCAATGCAGTGTTTGCGGGCTATCTGCTTGTAAAGAAGGGCACAACGAATCTCACCACAGCCATTGCTGCGGATGATGCACGCATTATTCAGTCGGGGCAGTTCCGCTCTACCACAAGCGGTGGCGGAACCATTGCCACGAACTTGGACTCGCTGAACGATGTCACTATTTCATCGGTGCAGGACGATGACCTACTCATCTACGATACCGCTACAAGCCAGTGGTTGAACACGCCCCTACAGCACATTGGTGTGACACGGGTGAACGGACTCTCTGGCGCAGTTCAGGCAGTGTCGTCTTTCAACGGGCGCACTGGTGCAGTTCAAGGTGTCTCTGCTGCTGTCGCTGGTGATGGCATCACCGTATCAGGTGCTACTGGTGCGGTCACCATCACCAATGCGGGTGTGACCCGAGCAGTTGCTGGTACTGGTATCAGCGTAAACGCAAATACTGGCACTGTAACCATCACCAACAGCGGTGTCACTAGCCTTGCGGCAGGAACTGGTGTTGCCGTAAGTGCAGGAACTGGTGCAGTTACCGTTACCAATATCGGAGTTCGGTCATTCAACGGAGCCACTGGTGCGGTCACAGGCGCGTCGCTCGGTGCGAACACATTCAATGGCTTGCAGACCATCAGTAGTGGTGGACTGTTTGTAAACGGTGGAGGAACCACATTTGGTGCATCACAGGGAGTGGTGTTTGAATACGGATTGCGGCAGACCAGAGTGCTTTCCAACATAGACAATGCTGGAGGCTTGATCGTGGATCGCGGAACCACTCTTGGATCTGTGGGCGGCGCTCCACTCACTGTTCGTGGTGGACCGATGAGACTCCTGCAAAACGGCGGATTCAATATAACCACCGGAAATACATCTGGAGTAAGCACTAGTGATTGCCCTCTTACTGTTACTTCAGCGGGAAATTTTACTCTCAACATAAGTCCAATGATGTCAACTGGACTTGGCACTTATCCAAACCTACTGGTTTTGGCTGGAAACGGAGTGGCTGACGGGGGGATCAACATCAGTGGATCTGATCTCATTCTCGGGACAAAATCTGCTGATGGAGAAGATTACACACCGGTCGGTTTGAAATTCACTGGAACCTCTTTTCCGATTCGTTACACCACACTAACCGCTAATCCATCAGGCAGCGACAAGACCATCACCCTTCCAAATGCCACAGGAACGGTTGCACTTGATGCCGCAGCAAACACATTCACAGCACTCCAGTCATTCACACAGGGAATATCTGCTGCTGGTGGTGTGACTTTTGCAAGCAATCTTGCTGTGAATGGTGGCAGCATTACCACATCTGCCGCAACAGGAAATCTGTTCAACACCGTTGCCACTACCCTGAACATTGGCGGAGTAGCAACCACCACGAATCTAGCAACCGTCGCATCAGGACTGACACTGAACATTGCAACTGGAGCAAACGGTTCTGATATCAAGAACATCTACATTGGAACTGGTCCTGTTGGCGGAGGCTCTGCACGAACAACCATAGGATACAACGGCGGTGTCATTGTTTCCCACGGCAACGGAATCACTCTCAGTAGCAGCGCAGGTGGATATGTTGTAAATATTCCGTCTGCCACCACAAACATCACGGGAACTCTCAACGCCAGCGGTTCTCTGAACTCCACGGGACTGTTTACAACAAGCGGAGGACTGTCTGCAAGCGGTGGAGTCACATTCAACACACCAATCGTGTCCACCCGAATGGCACGAACATCTTCGGGTGTGTTTGACACCAGAACTGGAAGTTTCAGCCCCACCGAAGCAGACAACGGCAAGATTTTTGTCATCAACATCAGCGGAAAAACCTCTATCACAGTAACATTGGAAGGGCTTTCCACTGGTTGGAGAGCAAAGTTCCTGTGCCTTGGCGGAGCAACCAGTTTCAGCAGCACCACAGGAAATGTTTTTGGATCATTCGGAGCAAACGGAAGCGGGTTCCAATCATCAACAGAGTGTGTGGAAGTCCACTGCTACGCAAGCAACACATACCATGCATCATAATCCGAATTCTTATCTGCTGTCTACCATATACAGAACACCAAAATCAAATGGATACGGGCGAGAGTGTGCCTATCGGCGTTTTTCGTTTCTCCGAGGGCTTTCTTTCGGATCAGTGCTTGATGTGGGGTCTGGTCCGTGTCTGCTGCGGGGATGGTTGCAGGAAAACGGGATAACTGCGGACTACGAAGCGATTGACATCCGCGCAGACGCACTTGCCTTGTGCGACTGCCCCACATACCAATCCGTACCGCAGCAAAAGGCGTATGATCTTGTGTGTTTGTTTGGAACCGTGACTTACAACATAGACCACGATGAAGCACGGAACAAAGAAGTGCTGCGCGACCTACTGCGGCAGTCAATTAGGGTGTGTCGAAAGTGGTTGGTGTTCACCGTGTTTAGGGAGAGCATCAGAAAAAAATACGAAAACAGCGTCCCACGGGACTTCTTTGTGCATTTCAGCCGCGAAGAGATCGGGGAAATGCTTGAGGGATTGGGCATATATCGGTTTGGAATAGTGGAAGATGACCGCTTGGACGATCAGGAATACTTTGTTCTGTGCCAACCGTAAGGGTATAAATACATTTACGGTGCGGTAGCGTCACAATATTTGAATACAGGAAGCACTCATGCCAACAACAATCATTATACGCCGTGGAACGGCGGCTCCAACACAGGCTTCGGGACTCTCCCTTGGTGAGCCAGCGTTCAACACTACCGAACAGACCTTCCATATTGGTCGTGGTGCAGGAATAACAGCAGCGTGGATTGGTGCCCGTATCAGCGGACTGTCTTCGGATATTGACGCAGGGCTTACTCTTCAGATTCCCAACCTTGCAGCGGTAAAAAATTATGTAACAAACTATGTGGCTACGAACACATCTGGTGTGGCTAGCCTGAACTCCCTGACAGGAACTCTGAGTCTACTAGGCGGTTCCAATATTGGAATCTCTGCTGCGTCAGGCAGCATCACTGTCACGAACAATGGTGTTCGCACTCTTGGGTTGAGCGGAGATTGGAAGAAGTCCGTGGTTGCCATTTTCGGTGGTTCTACCGGTGCTCTGTTGGTTTCGGGTGCCACATGGGGATCGGCAAGCGTGACCAACGCAGGAAATGTTGGAGGGATCGCTAACGGCACAGACCTGTCTGGAAAAACCGTGTTTGAAATTCTTGAAAATCTCCTGTTCTCGTATCAAACGGTGACCCTTTCTGTGGTGAGCATGAGTGGTTCGTATACAACCGGAAATCTTGAGTTGGGACAGACTGCTGCTTCCGCTGGCTCAAGAAACTTTGGTTGGACGGCAAACAATCCAACAAACATTGATGCAAATGGAATGACCGTTGTTTACAGCGGCTACGCTTCAGGAACCATTATTGGTGGCACTGCTTATGGAAGTGGCGCAGGAGCAAACGCAAACCGCGCAGGAACCATTCCGAATGCAATGGCAACAACCATTGGAAACTCTTTCACAATTACGGTTCAGGCTAGTCAGTCAACAGCATACGCTGCGGCAGGATCTCCCGGAACAACCAGCGGAGCAACTGCTTCTCGTTCCATTGGGACGGCTACATGGTATTCCAAGATGTATATGGGATACACCACAGGCACATCCATAACAAACCGAAACCAATTGGTTACCACCGGCATGGCTTCAGACAGAATGATTACCTCCACAGGAACTGGATTGCAGTTCAACACCACAGGAACATCTCTGTCTTTCAGTCCTGGCAGCGGTGGTGGTGCAGGAAACAAATACCTGTACATACTCATCCACGATTACTACAACTCGCTATCCAACTGGAAACTAAACAGCACCGAAGGCTTTGACATCCCGTTCACAGGATATGCATCAGGAGCAACACTTTCGGTCACGAACGATCAAGGCTTCACCACGGTTTACAAGATATACAGAAGCACCGAATCGTATTCTACTCCAGTGTATGTCTATCACCCGTAATCAGGAATAGGAAAGAGCCATGCCAGAATATGTGGGAACAACACGAGTACCTGCCCAACTAACTCCGCTCTCAACTGAGAACGACTATCCACTCTTCGACACCATACACGGAAAAGGTGGTGTTCGGACTGTTGGCACCACTGCCGATCTAAACACAATTTTTGATCGTCTTCGTGTTCGCGGCATGATGGTTTATGTCAGTGGCGTGTCTGCATACTATGCTCTCATTGGCACCACAGCCAACAGCGGGTGGACAACAGAATTTCAGATGGGCACGGGAACAAACATCCTGCCCCTCAACAACACATTCACAGGTCAAAATACATTTATTCAGGGAGTTTCTTTTGATAGTGTAGTTGATTTTACTTCTGGAATGGAATTGCGTTCTTATGGACTGACAGTAATAAGCAGCGATGCATATCAAAACACCACTTTTGAAAAGAACGGACAAACAGTACTACAGACAGGTACTGGTGTAGAAATACCAAGCACCTCTTCTGGTTTTTATGTTGCAACTGGATCTACATTTGGTGGAATTGTAGACTTTTCCAACACAATACAGGGAACAACCGCATCGTTCTCTCGTCTGCTCACAGCCAGTGAAGGCGTTTGTGCCTCTTTCGTAAGATCACAATCTCATAGAGGACTTTGTGCAAATGCAGAACTGGTTATGCCTTCGAACGGTGAAGTTTCGATTGTATCACCGTCTAACATTTACATTGGTGATCTTGCCCCGAACTATGGTGATAATGCAAACGGTATCAGAATCAATCGGAACTTAACCAGTATTACAATAACAACAGATAATTTAACAATTAATGATGATAATGACACCCGTCTTACCGCAAGCGCGTCTGGTGTCAGGGCACACACCATGTTTACTGCTAGTTCCGGAATCTCTGCTGCTGGTGGCGTAACCCTTGCAGGCAATCTATCAGGAACCACAGCATCTTTCTCTCGTCTGGTCACAGCCACGCAGGGAATCACAAGCAGCAGCCTGAACACCACAAGGATTCAGGCATACGGTGGTTCTACATTTGACTCTGATCTATATGTGGGTGCCACACTCACGGTGGCAGGAAACTTCATAGTCAACGGAACCACCACCACGATCAATGCCACAACCATTACGGTTGACGACAAACTCATAGAGTTGGCACACAGTCCAGGCGGAGCAGCAGGAAACAATGCTGCCGCAGACGGCGGTGGTATACAGTTGAACTCCAGTCAGGGGAACAAAACCTTTACATGGGTGAATTCCACTGGAGCATGGACAAGCAGCGAAGACCTGAATCTTGTCACTGGCAAAGTTTATGAAATCAACGGCACCCCTGTTCTGTCTAGCAGCACGCTTGGAAGCGGAATAACCACATCAAGCCTGCAAGCAGTAGGAACCATTAGCAGCGGTGTATGGCAGGGAACAGTTGTTGGTGCAACCTACGGAGGCACAGGGCGCTCCACCTATACCATAGGAGATGTTCTGTATGCAAACGGAATCAGTTCTCTCACGGTTCTAGGTGCCTCTACAGCGGGAAGATTGTTGTCTTCCAACGGTGCTGGTGCTGCGCCTGAATATAAGCAACTTATAATTCGTGATGCCGATGCTACAACTGTTGCAACAGAGTCTTCTGGAACAGGAACCCTTGTTATGACAATACAAAACGCAAGCACCACGGTGAAGGGGCTTGCACGATTTGATCCTCTGAATTTTACCGTGAGTGGATTGAGTGCTTCCGTCACGGCAATAGACGGCGGCAGTTACTGATACCAATCCCTAATGTGAAAGGAAATACATCATGGACAAGAATCCAAACGAAACCATACTCGTTCCCATGCTCAACAGGCGGGTTGCAGACCTGACTGTAACGAACATTCTGCTTGAAGCCCGTTTGACATGGGAAGAGAGTGAAAAGAAGCGGCTTACAGAAGAACTGTTCCAAGAACAAGAGAAGCACAGTGCTCTTCAGCAGGGACAGGCAGATCACCAAGCAGCGATTGCAGCGGCAGAAGAACGGGGTCGGCAGTCCGCACTTGTTGCGTGGGAAACGGAAAAGTCTGCACTGCTGTGCTCTTTTGAAGACCAGAAGCGCGACCTGAACGCTTCTATTGCAAACGCGGTGGCTGATGTGAAGCGTGCGTCAAGCATGGACATCGGTTTTGCCAACGCACAACGGGACGAGATTGGGCGTGAGTGTGAGGCACTGAGGGTCAGAATTGCAGAACTGGAGTCCCGTGCAGAACACCTGTCCGCAGCAAAGGCAGAACGCGACCTGCTTGCCACCGAAAACGCAGAATTGCAGTCCCGTGTGGCAAAACTACAGGCAGAAGTGGACTCCTTGACGCAACCAGCACAGGTGATTGCCCCAAAGAAGCGTGGCAAGAAGGTGGCTGTAATGGGTGGAGACACCTACTAAATAAGGGCAGGAGACACACGCTTTGCCCACGCAAATCAAAATAAAGCGCGGTTCCACCACGCCATCGGGACTGACAACCGGTGAATTTGCTATCAATACATCCACAAATCAGTTGTGGGTCGGTGGCACTGCAAGCGGCGTGTGGGTAGGTGGTGAGATCACTGGTGGAACAGACATGGGTGGTGGCTCCGTTGCTTCACAGAACCGTGTTCCCACGCAGAATGCCGTATACGAATACGCTCGTCGGAACTTCGTGGCATCATTCAACGGAGCCACCGGTGCAGTCACGGGCGCATCCCTTGGTGCCAACACATTCACGGGGCTGCAAACCCTCACCGCAGGGCTGTCCGCAAGTGGTGGCATCACATTCGGTTCCAATGTCACCATCAACGGAAACCTGAACGCAACAACCAAGTCCTTCGTGATTCCACACCCAACCCGCAAGAATGCCACTCTCCACTACGGGTCGTTGGAAGGACCAGAACACGGCGTGTATGTGCGTGGACGGCTCACGGGAGAGAACACCATTACCCTTCCAAAGTATTGGAGCAAATTAGTGGACGAGGAGTCCATCACCGTGACCCTTACACCCATTGGTTCGGCAACCCCACACTTCGTGAAGTCCGTGAGCAGCAAAGCCGTGAAGATCGGCAGCAGCGGAGAGATTGACTGCTTCTACATGGTTAATGCCGAGCGCAAGGATGTTCCCAAACTGCAAGTGGAGTATTGAACATGGCAGTTGTGTACAATCCAAGAATAGTTACAGATGGGTTACTTCTTCATATAGATGCTGGCAATCCTAAATGTTATCCAGGATCAGGTGTGACTTTATCAAATATAGTTTCAACAACTCTAGCAACAAATATTTCTGGTGCAACATTTGATTCAAGAAATTTTACAACATTGAGTTATGACGGAATAAATGATTACACTCTATTACCAGTAGAGTCGATTCCATCCGGAACACAAATTACAGTTGCTGTCTGGATTAATATTACAACTGTTGGTGGTAACTCTGTTTTTTGGGTACGAAAAAGCGACGGTAACAGAACCATTAATGCACATATTCCGTGGTCAGATAACACGGTTTATTGGGATTGCGGTGATTCGGGTGGATCTTATGATAGAATATCTAAAGCAACAACGGTAGGAGAAAGAACAGGATGGCATTATTGGGTATTTACAAAAAATGCTAATTCACAAAGAATGTCTATTTACCTAGATGGGATTCTATGGCATTCGGGAACTGGGAGAACATTCAACATTTCAAGTCCTAGTTTTGGTAGCCTTGGTTCTGCTGATGGAAGTTATGGTGGTGGGCATTTTTATTCTGGAAGAGTTGGATTGTTTTCAATGTACAATATTGAATTAGATGCAGGACAAATCCAACAAAATTTTAACGCCACCAGAAATAGGTTCGG